TTGCATATTGCGGATCTAATCCATATCTTTGCCCATAAACATTGCTTCCATATCCATAACCGCCATTACCATTGTATACAAAATTAAGGTTGTTTACAATTATACCATTATTTTGCGTTCTCCATCTTTCGTCTATTAACGATGTGCCGTCAATGTTATCATCAAAGTTGCTTTGTATCGGAACCCCTTGATTATCTTGCACTGGTGTACCGGTAGGGCTGCTTGTAAGCCTGGTAGGATATATAATATGCTTTACGCCTTGATTATCTACCCACGACATTTTAACGTAGTTTACATAGTCTTGAGGTATCGCTAAACTTAAACTCGGTGGCACTGTTAACTCTTGAGCTTTAATACTTTTCAATGTATCATAACTAAACTCCTGTAACCCACGTTTTGCATGAAATATAATATCTGTTCTTTTAATGCTTGGTATCAACTTGTCTGCTCCAACATAAGCAACCTCAAAGTTGTTTATAAGATCATTAAGCTTTATGTAGGCATAACTACCGTAATTCTCTTCTACAGTATTGCCATAAGCGTCTCTGTTTCCGTATGCTCCACCGTCGATGGCTTTTAATTGGCATACAATAATCCAGTCGTAAGGCACCGGAGCTCCTGCAAAAGTAATTGTATTGCCGACTAAATCGTATTCAAAATCAACCTCGTCATAAACAAGGCCAAATTCACTTATATACAATTTAAAATTATTTAAAGCATATTCTGGTGTAGCAGGATCCCACGCGGTTGGACTGCCTAATATTAAGTTTGTATCAAATGTAAAAGTAAAAGAAGACTGCCCAGCAAGATCAGCTACCTGAAATCCTTGCGAACCTGCATAATATTGTCTATTAGTTTCGGTTATTAAACCACCGTTTGGAAATGCCATAGTTTATTTAGCTTTTTGAGTTGATTTGTTCTGCTTGAACTTGTTGTGCAGCTATCTGAATAACCTGAGGATCCTTTATAACAACACCCGCATACATAAGAATGCGCATTATAACGTGGGTTTGCTCTGATACATGAAGTTCAAAATTTATAGATCCAGTAGAATAGGGAGGTAAGGGCGTATAAACCCATGGATTAGAGTCATATATATATTGACCTCTACCACCAACAACAAACCCCCATATAATATCTATCGGTTTACGAATATAATTTACACCTATATTATCTATTATAGTGCTAGGGCTAACGAATAATCTTTGGTTTTCGTATAAATAGGTTGGGAATGCTTTTGTAGAAGCTGTAAGTTGTGAAGCTTGAATATTATAATATTCATTTCTTTGGAGCCTATCTAATTCTACTTGACGACCATAAGCATCTGTATATACTACGGAACCTAATCTATAGAATGTAGGTAGTATACCGTTTACGGTAGTATTATATGCGTCCGCAACAGGTAATTTAAAATAACTTTTAACTGGGCTGTAATTATAATCTGCAGTCCCAAATGTTTTGAATATCGCTATTTTCTCATCAAGATTTTCAACTCTATCAGAATAGTCAATATCTGTTTGAGGCACTCGTAAATCTTGGTTTAAATCTTCAAAATATTTTTCAAATATTTCTAACTGAACCTGAGTTCCAATACTATTAAATTCTTGTGGTGTCATATAACCACGTTGCTCCTTATTAAGGATTAATAAAACTGTTTTGTAAACTGTATCTACGTTTATTGCCATCTTGTATCTTTATTATAATATTAAGGCGGTAGTCGAAACCACCGCCTTATATTAGTATTACGTGTTATTGAAATTTTTTCTCAATAGACTGGAATATTTCTATACCTTCATCGGTCTTAAAGAACGCAGCCATAGCTGAATAAGGGTTTTCATCGAAAGGCACAGTCATTAACTTTTTGCCATTACTTGACCATTTAAAATCACGTTGGTCTTGAGATAATTTTATGATATTTGCTTCGCATGCTTTAATAGCAAAATTACGAAGTTGTACGTTTTCGTCATTAGCTAATTCTAAGAACAAACCTGGATTCTTCCTAGCAAATAGTAATAAATCTCTTTTTATCTCCTTAGAAGTCATCTTAGACGCTTTAGATCCAACCTCAACGCGTATAATCGCTTCTGCTTGATCAATTTCCATATTCATTGCAGCAGTCATTGCTTCAACCTGGAGTTCTAAAATATCTAATTCATTCACTGCTTTAATAACCGCGTCAAATTCGCGGTATTTCTTATTAAGCATTGGGTGAAATAAAGATAATAATTTTTGTAAATTTTGTTTTTCTTTAGGCACAAATAATGTACCATTCTTAAACATGATATGCCCTAATGTAGCCTCTCCTTTTTGTTCGTCAATGAACGGGGTACTCATGTTAGTAGCGTATCTTAATTCTTTTTGTTCTCCGGTTACTTTATCAACCCAGAGTAAAGGAAATCTTCTTGAGTGTCTTGAAGAGATCGTGTAAGTTAAAGGGTTATGGTTCCCTGTTAATAGATAAGTTCTATCTTTAATTTCCCAACCTTCAGCTGGAGTTTGTTTTTCTTTTGACATAATATAATATAATTAATTGTTTTTAAAAAGTAAAAGTCGCCCCCAAAATACATGAGGGCGAAATTTACAAAGTTTAATCTATGAATCTACAGAAGTAAACAATACAAAGTTGTTAGCTCCTTGAACACATAAGCATCTTTCAGATAAGAAGTTTACCTCCATTGCATCAAGATCAGATGTGTAAGCTCCTCCAACAGAACCAGTTACCCAAGATTTTAATCTTCTATCGTCAGCTTGTGCAGCTCTATAACGAACGTGTAAGAATGGTCTACGGATATTAGTTCCTAAGATTTGGTCATATACAGTAGATGTTCCAGCAGGAATAAGCAATCCATCAATACCAGAATTTGCAACAGCCCCACGAGTCGATGCGTCATTTAAGTATTTCCAGTCAGTTTTATAGAAATCGTAAGAACCTCTACGGAAACCAGAGAAACCTAAGTTCAATGCCATTTCTTCAGAGTTTTCAAACAAACCGTAAGCAACTCCACCGGCAGCTCCAGAAGATAATGCAGCAAGCATATCATCAAAGTCAAGAGAAGTAGAACGGTTTAAGAACAACATGTTTTCTTCGATAGCCCCTTGAGTATCTAAGTTTTTCAAGATTGAATCAAACTCTTGTAATCCAGCAGCAGCTGAGAAGTTATTCAATACATTACCTCTATCTTGAACAGCAGAGAATAAACCTTGAGTACCTTTTTTACCAGCAGAAGCAGCAGCAGAACCTGTCGCAGCTAATTCACCCTCAACAACAGACATTTCAAGATAATCTTCAAAACGTAATCTTGTTTCAGATTCAGCTTTTAAGTACCAGTAAAATCCACCAGCTCCATCTTCAGTAGCAATTTCTACCCATCCTACTTGTGCAGTATCAGAACCATTAACAACGTATTTGTTACGGATAATGATTGGAGAGTTAGAATATTGAGTAAATGAAGGCGTAATGCTTTGGTAATCATCATTTGCTAATGTTGAACCTTTTGCATACTCAGAACCAAAAACAAAGATCTTAACTAAGTCACCAGCGGTAAATGTTGGAGTCAAAGCAGCAGTCGTGTAAGACGCTACATCAACTGTACCATTATCATAAACCGGTTTGCTAGTTACAATCGCTTTCAATTCAACGCCTGTAGCAGGGTTCATGATAACAATTGTTTGATTGATAGAAAGTACGTTAGCTACATAGTCAGAAGCTACAGTTGGCGTAACATCAACAGGAATGCTAATTGTATTTCCATCAATAATCTCTACATCATTGTAAGCAACGTGTAATCTATTTTGTTCTGACCAGATAACTTGATCTGAAGTCATTGGCATTTCTGCTCCAACCATACGTAAGAATCCAGAAAGAGTTCTGTTTCCATAACGCTCTACTTCAGCTTCGTAGATTTCAGGTAAGTATTGCTGTGCGAAAGATGAAAAATCAGGATTAGTTGGATCCGTGAAATTCAAATAGTTTGTGTTTAAAGCTTGTTGCTTCTGAGAAGGAACTATACTTCCAAACGTAGGCGTAACATTTGCCATAATTGTTTAATTTTTAATTGTTAAATTTTTTAATTTTCAGTTTTGAAGAATCAACACCGTTAATTGCTTTCACTTTAAATCCATTAACAAATATCTCACCCGTTGACGTTTGTCTTGGGGCTGTCGTAATGTTGTTAGATTTTGCTACTACTTCTTTAATAGCATCGGCTTTACCTTGCTCATAAAAATGATTTGCAATCGTGTCTGCATTTTCTGCGGCATACATAGCTTTATGATACCCTTTCAAATCTACTACTTCACCTTTTTCATTCAAGAACTTCTTGATTAGGTTTGTAATATTTGATTGTTTATCTGCCACAACCTCTGTGTTCTGAATTCCATATCTAAAATTTTTCTCTCCCAATTTAAAATCAAAACCTTTGAATTCTTGAGAAAAGAAACCTTTAGTATCATTCTTGAACTTTGAATGCTGTGTTTCTACATTTTGTTGTTCTTCGTTGTATCGGTTAAAAAAGTCTACCGCTTTTTGTTGTTCTTTGGATACCGATGGTTTCAACTTGATTTCATCGTAATATTTTCCTTTAAGATCTTCTAAAAAGTTTCTAGCTTTTGCAACTTCTTCTTTGAACGCAAGTTTTTTCTTTCTGATGTCTCGCTCATCATCTTCGTCTTCGTCATAACTAAATTCATCTTCCATCAAGAAATCAATCTCTTCAGCGTCTAAATGTGGTTTTGACTTTCTATAATATTCTTTTATTAATGCTTCGTTGTTAACAGAAGAGTAATCATGATTTAATCTTACATAATCCTCAACAGTTCCGCCTGTCTCTTCCATAAAAGAAACAAGTTTGTTTATATTTTCTGGTAATGGTTTACCAGTATTTTCTGTATGAGTAATAGCTTCATTTGCTTCGTCAACTAATGTTTGTGAAGCACTTGCTACTTCTTCATCAGTTACCTCTTGCATTATAATTATTTCTTCTTGGACAACTTGATTGGCAATTGGCTTAACCTCGGTGTTTCCTTGGCCCACTTCTTGCAGTCCCACTTTGGGCTCTTCGCTGCCCAACAGGCTTTCATTTGGGTTTTGCTCTTGAATGGCATCTGCGTCTATTTTTTTAGTTGATAAATCTACTCTTGATACTTCGTTAGGTTTATCTAACTTTTTCATTGGAGCTTTCCTTTTCGGAAGTTTAAATTCTCCTTCTTGTTTTACGTTTTCTGACATGATATAATAATATAAAATTAGTTAATAAGTATTCTTACATACCAAGCATTCCTCCTAAATCATCTTGTGATTCAAAGTCTTTTGGCATTGCATTATTCTTTCTTTGATCTATTAATTCTGATTGTTGAGTGGCTTGTATTTTTGTTCTTTTATCTTTTCGATCTTCTGCTTCTGCTTGTAATTGTTGTTTTGTTTGTATACCAGCTTGTGCTAATTGTAAATCATATCCAAACTGTTCTGCCATTAATTGTTTCTTAATTAATAACTCTTGTTGCATTCTTTGGATTTCAAATTGAGATTTAGATTGCAACACCTGTATTTCTGTCTGTGCTAATGCCTGTTGTTTTTGCACTTCTGACATTGCCGCTGCTTCTGCTGCTTGAGCATTTGCCTGTGCTTGTGCCTGTATATTTGCTTGTTGATTAGCTTGATCTTTTTCTAACTTTTTCTTTCTTCTATATTTTAAAGATTGATTAGCTAATTTAAGATTTTTAATTTGTCTCAAATCAATTACATCTTCAAGATCAATTCCGCCTGATTGTAAAGCAACTTGAATGTTTTGTTCTAATTGTGCTTTTTCTTCTTCTTCTGGTTCTAGTTCTAAATAGATGCCAAAATCATGAAGGTTTAAATTTTCCATTTCTTTTAAAGTTTCTACATTAGATATAGAGATACTTTCAATAAGCGATTGCTTTGTTAATGGATAATTTAATGAATCATTAATTCTAAGTGAAATATTCTCACATATTCTTAACGTTAAAAATAAGCTTGATTGTAATATATGTCTAACCGCTGTATTTGAATTTGCAGCAGCCATTTTTTGTAATCCAACTAAAGCATCTCTGTCTGGCATACTACCATCTTTTGCTTCGTTCAGTCCGGTTACATCTCTGATCATTTGTAAGTAATACTGATATGTACTTATTAATGAAGAAATTTTTGCATTACCAGAAGATGTTTGTAATTCTTGGATAGGCACTTTTCCAGGGTTTTGACCACCATCCTGTGACTGTGATCTACCTACAATACTACCTGTTTGGAAGTACATATTTAAGGCCTCAGCTGCGTTGTAATTTGTACCATTACCTAAATCAACTTCTGCTAATCCATCAACATCTACAAATACTCCATCAGGTACCATTCTGGATAATACTTGTTGAAGTTTTAAATGCGTTAATTGTATCATATCAGCAAACGTGGTTACACGGCTTACAATAGATTCAATTCTTCCTTTATACATTCTAGGAGCGCAAATGGTATAATTCATTTCAACTTTAGTAGTATCAGCAAAAGGCCTTGTCATATCCTCGGCTAGTTTCCATTCTAGCATCTTTTCAAAACCTAAAATCTTTGCGCCAGAGTATAATACATCGATGCTTCTTGATACCCTATTAAAGTTATCACTTTCAGGTGGATTAAAAGTATCAGGTTTCTCTAATGCTTTTTCCAATCCCTGTTCTGTTTGTTTAATTTTAAATACTTGATTAGAATATGTTTTATATTCAAAGTAAAGCACTTGTACTGTATTATCGTTTTGATCTTGACCGTAATAATTACGAGTGTAATTAACATCTCCAGGATATTTTTCTATTTCTTTTAAATCTGCATCACTCAAATGAGGAAATTGCTTTTTAAGCTCCTCTAAACTAATAGATTTTACTTCTCCAACATAATATATATCCTCAAAGTTTGGATCTTCTGTATAAGAATAAACTAAGTTAGCAGGATCAACATACTCAACTGTTACCCCATTTGCTTGGTTCCAATTTGTTTTTACTGCTGCAATACCTAATACCGTAAGATCATAATTTAATCTTCTATTAATTAAAGTATATCTGTTACGATCAAGTATTTGATTTATTACTTCTTCTTCTGCAATTTCAACCGCTTGTTTGTAGTTTAATTGTAAATGAATTTCAAGTTCTTCTTTTGTTTCAGGCAAATTTGCAGGATCTGTCGTATTGTATAAACTAACACCTAACTTTGATTGAATATCATTCAATAGGTCTTTAGCCATCATATCTCTTAGAATACCTTCTGCATATCTAGTTTTTGTTTTAGTAGCTTCAGGGTCTTGAGCATAAGCTTTTATTTCCCACGCTTTATTTGATATTCCATTTACAACAATATCTACAAATTTAGGGATAACAGGAATAGGTTTCCAATCTAAATTAAGATACGATAAATCACCATTTATAGATAATTCATCTTTATATTTTTGTACAGGTTGTTCTCCCCTTGCGTATAATCTAAGTCTATGAAAGTTTTGCCAGTTTGATCCCCATCTGTTTCCAACTCCATTACCAACTCTGTCTCCTCTAAACCATTCATTCTCTATAGCTCTTCCAACGGCTCTACCGTATTCATAACTTTGTTTTTCTTCATCAGGTACCACCTGGCTAGGAAAAGAACTATTACTATTAGTATAAATCATCTATTATATTATTTTTGAACTATCACCGTTATTGTTATATCTTTTAAAGTTTAAAGGAACTTTGTCTTTTTGAAAACTACTGGTTGGCGTATACATGTGTTTATTACATGCCATTATAGCTAATCCAGAACTAATAGAAGCATCATGCTTTGTTCTGTCATTTATGTTAAATCTTGCCCAATCTTCTAATGTTTTTTGAAAATACATATCTCCATGAGAATCAGTACTATATCCAACATAACTTTCAATATATGTTTCAATTGCTGCCGCGTGTGCTTGTATTATATCTTGCCCTGAGTTTGGTATACCGCCTATTTCTTTTTCAGCTGGCGATAATTTATTCCATACTTTATCAGGTCTATTCATTGAGAACCCTCTATAACCTCTTCTTTTGAAATGGTATAATAATCTTGCTTTGTTATTCTCTGCTAATATAGGCATACCATAAAAAACGCAAGCCATTAATATTTCTTCAAAGAATATCTCAGCGGTTTGAGGTCTGGCAATGTATTCTAAAAAGAAATGATTAGCAGGAACATCCTCCATAGAGAATTTAGTTAATCCATGAAGAGCACCGTTAGATCCTCTATTATCAACAGTTCCTGATATATCATAACTATCACACCCAAAAGCGCCACAGTGTTCATTACCTGGGAACCTATACCCATCTTTCATTATTACGCGGTTTTGCATATACTTAGGCGGAACCCAAGTAATTAAAAACCTACCGTCTTTATTAGGGAAGAATTGTACTTTTGAATCCAGTATTCCATTCTCCCATTGGAAGCTTCCTCTAGTTAAAACATTCGTATTCCTTAAGTCTTCATTATAATCTATTTGTTCATAGATTTTAGTTAGATTAAATAAAGATTGTTTTGTTTCATCTCTAAAAGCGTGCTGCTCTGTTCTCGGAAATTGTCGGTAGTATTCATTTAATCCATCAGAATCTGATTTTAAACCGTCTACTTCATTTTGCCAGTGTTCAATTACACCATAATCTATTTCATTCCCGTCAACTCCTTTGATTGGTTTTTCCGGAGTATCGAATACAGGTAATCCATAAGTATCAATGAATCCCTCGTAGGACCACTCCATAGGTATAAACAAACTATATAATCCTGAACTAGTCTGCCCATTGCGGTTTCTTTTAGTAACGTCTGAGTCATAATAAAGTTTTTTATAATTAGATCCTCCTTTATCTAAAGCGTTTGAGGTAGAACCCATCATACACTTACCAATAATTTTACTACCTAATCTTAAACAAGTTTTAGTAACCCTCCAGTTATTAAGAATATTATCTGGTTTTAACCATTTAGCAGACTCATCGTGTGCTAATAGTTTTAATTTTTCACCGTCATAACTATTGTCTCCGGTATTCTTCCAATCAATAGTAGTATCTAAGCCTGTAATTTCTTCTGATGTTTCGCTATTATCTAATTTTCTTCTGGTAAACTTAGAAGCAGGAACTCTATAAGCAAGTTCTGTTTTAGGCCTATCCATACCATCTTGTATGGGTTTAAAGAAAAAAGGATAATTAAGCGATATTGGAACAACCTTATCGGTAAACATTGTTTTAGCATCTGCTCCAGACTTTGATAAAATACCAAATCTTGAATCACTTGACATTGTCGCTTGATTAACTAATTCAGCAGAAGACATAAATGAAAATCCGGAACGTCTATTCTTTAAATAACACATTCCATAACTTCTCGGATCCGCTTTACATGCTTCCCAAAATATAAAGAATAATCTATTAGATTCTCTAAAATCCGGAGCGCCTACATCTATCTTACTCCATTGCAAGTACATATAATGCGTACCTGTTATATATGTTGGCGTACCATTACTATAAAATGAAAATCCTTCATCTCGATACTTAAATTCTGTATCAATATAATCGTACCACTTCTCTTTAAACGTGTCTGGGTATTTATTCCAGTCAAATACATTCTTTATTTTTTCAAGCTCTTTTGGAACCTCTAACTGTTGCCAGTACTGTTCTTCTTTTTTAGCGCTTCTCTTATATCCATCTTCAACCAACGGCAAAGCTATCTTAAGATTTTGTATCTCATATATTTCGCCAATCTTCCCGGTCTTGCTTATAACAATAATATCGTGTTCTTTGTTATATCCATATTTCCAATTGTTATAGCGATTTGTTTTCTTTATAACATTTTGTTTTATATGATCGGGTAATATTCTATATAGTGTTTGTTCGTACATTATTTAGACCTCCCCTCTGCAAAACCTTTAAAAGGCTTAGTTGTAATATCTTTATCAGCATCTTCTAACATACGCTCTTCATCTTCAATTCTATTTAGAATTTCAAAAGCGTCAAATATTGCTAGTTTTTTTGTGGCTGCAGCATTCTTAAGTTTATCCGCTGATAAATCATCTTCCCCATTATCTAAAATAGCCTCTTCAGCAACTTTAATTAATTCAAGAACCGCTTTGTGCCCAGCTAGTATGATATTCTTCTTCGTCTCCTTTATATTCATATTTAATTACAATATCATTAGATTTCATACAATATAATCTCTGACCATCTATGATAAATTCATATTCCCCAAAAGGAGTATAACCCACTAGATCACCAGGATTGATTTTAAGCGCGTTTAAAGAATCATTTCCGTATTTAAGTATTCCTATAAGGCGTTGTTCCTTATCAAGCTTTAAATGGTCTGTATTCTTTAATGGTTTTACAAAACAACGATCTCCAAATGATTTCCATTCTGTATCTGTTTTATATAAGTAGATTTGATCTAAACTACAAAAATATAGATCTTCTTTGAAGTATGCTCTACTGTTTTTTTGTTTACCTTTCATATCATAAAATCTCCTAAAGACATTATGATGTATGATTATAGTATCCCCTATTTTTATATCTGTTTTATATGCAAGCGGTATTGCTACAACAATTGCGGTATTATTAACAGATTTAAAACTTTCTATCTTAGTATTTAAAATTAATTCTTTACCATCAATTTCAACACTATTTTCATACCTAGACCCAGCTGGTTTAACTATGAAATCAAAGACCCCCGTCACTTTAATATTCTAAATCGTATTCAACCGAAATTGCCATGTTAGAGTTGAATTTCTTCCATGGCATTACTTCGTCTTCTTTCTTTATATAGATATTATAGGAGTTGTCTTCTTCCTCTAATAAGATATGGGATATTTCATGTCCACCATAAACATTTTGCCCCACTGAATAATGCATTGCATCATTTTTGTAGTCAGCCCCAATACTTATTTTTCTAATGATAGAAGTCATTATTCTTTATTTTCTTTTTCAATTACAGTATATGAACCATCCTCTAAATTAATATTTACTGGGCCATATTCTTGCTCTAATTCAAATTTAAACTCTTCTACTTCTTTGTTTAAATCTGCAATCTTATGTAATAGACTATGCTTCTGAGTTTCTAAAACACCTAAGTTAGTTAATATTCCTGTTAGATCTTTTTGTTGAGCAACTACTTTTTCTAATTGTTCTTTTGTAATTTGTTTTACTACTTCCATTTTATTTGATTTAATTATTAATTAGTAGCAACGTATCAGAGTCGAACTGATTTAAGCGGGCTTATGAGACCCGTGAGATACCTTACCTCCCACCTGCTATTTTATTTTATTATTCGCAGCTATTATATACTGGGCCTATTACATTTTCAATTGCAGAGCCTGTAGGTATTTCATCTCCATAAAAAGTTCCTAATAATACCCTATTAGTACCTGATTGTAATGTAACATAATCCCCAGGATTCCAATTAACATTTTCTTGATAGTTGGTAACTACATCTACTACTACTAAACCAGATGGACAATATGATAGTATCTCCCAATGGCCTGAGTTAAACTTCTGAGAAGTTCCGGAAGATGCTGGCCAACCTATGCCAATTCCTATTCCCCATCCCATTAGTAAATAGCAACAATATCGCTTGCGGTAGTTATTTCTATATCTTCGCCAAAATACCTCCAAACATTATCAACTATAACAGGAAAAAATCCAACTGGCACACTTTTAAATAACGTGGCTCCTTCGTATTCAGAATTGCCTTCTCCCCCTACCACAGTAACGAGCAAGTCACCGGGTTTGCCTACATACAATGCTGCTGAATTTAATTTTTGACCTGGTTGTGCCGGATTTGATAGGTTGCCTTCTGGCACTATCATTAAGGTTCTTGTTCCAAAATCTGGTTGATTTCCGTATTGTCCCATAATTTATTTATTATATTTGTAAATAAAACGGGGAAACAAATAGTATATGTTACCCCGGTTTATATTATATTTTAATTATTTACCAGCTATTTTTAATCTGTAATTTTGAGCAGCAGAATTTGCTGTTCTGGCGTCTTTAGTAGATGCTTTTGCAGACTCATATTCTTTTTTCAAAGCTTCAACTGCTTTTGGATTCTTAGCTTCAGCTTTCTTAATTACTTTTCCAGCGGAGTCTGTAATGAACATATCATTTGGAGATTTCTCTAAACCTAACTCTTTACCTGATTTTAAAGATTTCTCATATCCTTTAGGTTGAGTTTTTCCAGACTTAATATTAGTTTCTGTACCACTAACTAATCCAGTACCAGGCGCCTTATTAGCAAACTTCTCTGCTGATTTAGTTTCTGCATAAGTTGCTCCTGCTACTTCTTTTTTAGCAATTTGCGCTTTCATTTTTGTTGTTTTCGGCTCTTCTTGTTTAAAAGGAGAAGGTATTCCGTGTCCTGTCTTAGCGTTGTTTCCTCTACCAGGTGATTGTTTGTATGCCATTGTGTTTGTTTTTAGTTGTTTGTTATTTTATTTTTGTATATGTTACCAAACCATTAATTGGCCCTTTGATAATGCATTGTAAAGTATTCTTGTTTATAAAAGTATAAGTGCTTTCAATTTCCCAATTTTTTTCATCACATATAGTTTTAACTACTAGTTCATCATTTATAATCTTCATTGATAACAAACGTAATGGAACCCCATCCATTGTATCAAATTCTACCATTTGTAAATTATGTTTGGCATCTAACCAAAAAACCATATTTGACGAATGTTTATCTGGTTCCCAAAAACCAACTAAATTATTAGAACTAATTTTTGACTGAGCAAAAATATTTAAACTAAATAATGCAACTACGATAATTAAAAATACTTTTTTCATAATTAAATAATATTAGATTTATATAATATTATTATTACGTGCTTTTTTTGCTTTTTAACATTTTGGCATAAGCGCCTTGTTTTGCCCAAGCTTCTTTTTCCCAAGGTAGATCTTTATTTCCTTCTTCCATAGAATCACGAGCATATTTTTTACCTTTCCAGAATACATAATCATCATCATAACCTAATTGCTTAATAGGGTTTTTCATTTGATCCAGATGCACCATTTCATGACCTATAGCTAAATCAAGTTCTTTTCCTTTTAAACTTTTATCTACATTAATACTACCATCAGAATTCGCCTCAGCATTAATGCCGTTAGGTAATTTCTTTTTATGTATAGGCGTATTAGATAATGTTGAGAACGGGTTATTTAGTTTGAACATTTCCTTTGAATAATATCTTGTTAACTAAAAGGTTTGGATTATTTAACGCTTCTTTTCTTTGTGCGCAACCACAAGGTTTTTTTGTAACTTCCGAAACTTTATCAACAACTGCCTTAATGCCTGTTGAAGTAGTAATTTTTTCAATTACATCTCCTAATCCTTTACTCTCCATATATTGTTTATTTTATAATCCCTAACACTTTTTCATTTTAGTAGGTGACTTCTTTTGCGCTACAGGACTTTGAGTTGTCGGTTTACCTTTTGGTTTTACAGCAATAACTGTTGCTTTACCTGGTTTTATTACAGCTCCGGTTATAGCTTTAGTTGGAAAAGAAGTTTTTGCTTTCATTGGAGACGGTTTTTTACTTTCTCCTTTTTCAAAAGTTTTAGTTTCTTTCTTTTCGTGTTTTACCATTGCTTTTTTAGATGGGTAAGTTTCAACTTTACCTTTCTCATAACTTCCTTTTTCTACAATCTTTTTTTTAGTTGCCATATTATATTGTTTTAATAAAACAGCCGCAAAATTAATTACGGCTGTTCTAAATTACTATTATTATTATTGTTACGCTGGAGTTGACCCAAAATGAGTTATTGTTACACCTGCAGGTAAATCAACTTCAACTATCTGTCCTCCCGGAGTTGTGCCAATAGCCGCATTAATAGCATTTAATACCTCTATAGCGTCGTCCGTGGACGTGGCAAGCTCTAAATCTGTACCATCACCAGTAAAAGTGGCGAGCAATGCAGATGAGTTTTTGGTTGCGATGTAATTTAGATTATTTACATTAAGTAATCTAATCCCTGATAAAACTGGGTTTGCGTTTGTAATCTTAAGGGAAATGAAATTTGTCATTTTGTTTTGGGTTTTGGTTGTTAATTATTGGTTATTCTTTAATACGTTTAGTCTTTATATAGTCCGCTATTTTCATACATGTGTATACAATAGAAACTATAAGTAATACTATCTTTAATGTGTTTTCCACTTTGTTGCTGAAGCTTAATGCTAATGTGATTATATTAAGAATATACAATCTTAAATCATGCCCATGCATTAAATCTTCGCTTTTACTCTTTG